CGCCGAGGCCCTCGCCCCGGCGGGCCTCGAATCGGCGACGGCCCGGCTGCTACTGGCGTTGGAAAAACTGAGGGAGACGCTGGTTTCCGTGCTAATTCCCACACTAAGGGAAGACCCACTACCCCCGCTGTTCGTTCGCCACTGAAAGACGATGGGTTTACCTGTCGTATTTTGATACCAAGTGCCTACCGATCTCGATACCACCTGCCAACTCTGGCCCCAGCCTAACGCAACGCCGGGAGCCAGTGCCTCAATCGCCGCCTTCACCTTAGCAGGGCTGACCAGCGATTCCGTTGTGCCAGTGCCAGCTTCCCAAGTGGCGGTTGACTGATCCCCCAGCAGGCCCGTCTGTGCCCCTGACGTGTTGACCACCTGCGTATCGTCCAGCACCCGCCAAGCGTTATCGGATTGATCGACATAGGCGACATTAATCCAAGCGTCATCCGCTTCGGTGCGCATCTTGAGGATGTTGTTGGCCGTGTCATACCAAAGCATATTCGCGTAGGTCGTGGACGGTGCAGTGCCGCCCGACGACAGTGTAGCCAACGCCTCAAGAGCGTCATTCAGGTCAGCGCGAAAGTCCGGCGCTGATTGGTTGGCAATGTCAAAGTCGTGTTGAGCCACTTAGTCATACTCCACAATGGCTTTCAGCCCGGTGATGGAAGGCGTCACGTCCACAGATGTTGAGGACAAGATAACACGGAAACGGAAGGCGCGTCCAGAATACTCACCCGCACGGTAAAGCTGATACGCCGTCCACGTTGGCGAACCCGCCGGGTCGTCCTGTGTTACCGAGATATATGCTTGCACGTTCGTATCCGCGAACTGTGCCAAGCCCGTAAAGTCATCGAACAACCCCGGCAGGTCATTAAACAAACCGGGTAGGTCGTCCCACAGACCAGCAGACTCGTCCTTACGCAACACGTTTGCCTCAACGCGACTCCTCACACGCCGAACGGCACCCGTGTCGATGTAGGTGCTGAAGTCGTAGGTTGCCGTAGATGGGGCGCTGGACGTGTCCGTGATCTCAAGCGCGCTCGACACAACCGAGCAACCCGTCTTGCTGCCGCTGAACGTCGGGTCTTCAGTCTGTGTGTCGGTGTTGGCAAACGACTGTATATTGGCGGCAGGCACCACCACGGATGTGTAATTCGTAGACGCAACGCCAGACTTGTCCACCGCACGAACGTGATAAGTCCCAGGTCTCGTTGGCAGCGACACAGCCGTTGCGGGGCGTGGAACCTTGTCTGTTGCCGTCGTGGCGTTCGCCCATGTTGTCCCGGTTTCCTCAACCGAATGACGCACCCGGTAGTAGGACAGGTCCAAATCCGGCACCGGCTCCCATTCAAGGTGAAGAGTCGCGCCGTTTACTTCAGCCGTCAGCCCTGTCACATCGGCAGGCGGCCCTAGCAAGCCGGAAGCGGCAATCCCATACAGAAACTCAAAGTCACCCTTCACGCCGAATGTGTTGATGGCGCGCGCCCGGAAGTCGTAGTCGCCGTCTTCAAGGTCAATGGCCTCGTAATTACCTAATTCGCCGGTGCCGAGGTTACGCCATGTAGACTCGCTGCTCTCCTTGAACTGCACCTCAACAAGGTCAATGGCCTCGGGTCGGCTTGATGTAACAGTCACCGTGATGATGTTCGTCAGTTTCTCACGAAGAACCTGCGTCCGTGCTACGGCGTTGAGGCCGACACCGGGAACCTCAAACGGCGACAAGAGCGTCGTATTGTCCCGCTCGTAGATAATACCGTCGTCCACCTCGTCAAACACGCTCTCGCTGATTTCTCGCAACGTCATCTGCACCTGAAGGTCCAGACCCTCTGTCAGGCCGAACGTCCAGCCGACAACCTCAAACTCTTTCTGATTCCACCCGAACCGGGTCAGGCTTAGTTCAATCACGTCGCCAACCTGCACCTGAAACGCCTTGAGGCCAAAGGACGCGCTCACTGTCAACTGCTGACGGTTGCGCTCCAACATGATGCGCGCAATGCGCCGCGCCTCAATGGAATTGTCCGTGAACGGCAGTTCGATGTCTGCAACGCTCTCCTGTCCGTTGTCAGCAGAAAGAAACGCAGCGTTCGTGACTTCCGGGTAGTCCGTTACCTGCCAATCGGTTTCGTCGCCCCGGAACGTGCCCCGAATCGTGTTGAAGTTGTCACGACGGGAATGCCGCGTCCGAACCTGAACGCTGGACCGCAAGTCGTCTTCGGTGAACTCGACTGTCGGCGCTGTCCAATAGGCGGGCTTCATGCGCCACTCACCTTGAGCATACCAAAGCAGACCGCCCATGCTGGTCAGCAGGTCGGATATGACATCTGCGGGCGTTTGGTTCGTGGTGAAGTTGCCGTTACAGGTGTAGCGGGTTGTCCCTGCATCCGTATTGGTCTCGTCGCAGACATCCGCCGCCGTCTCCACGAGGTCGTCATCGACATTGGCGGTGTCTTCATTCAGGCCATAGCCGCTTGTCAGGTAGTCACGCAGACACAGGGCCGGGTTGTCGCTCCACGCCGTTGTACTGGTGCGCGGGTCAAAGACCTTCTTGCCCTTTATGATCGTCGTGACCTCGGGAACACCGTTCGGAAAAACGTCCCCGTCAAACTTGTATCGGATGTAGAGATACGAGATTTCACGAAGCCGGTGATTGCTTGTCCACTCCGAGACTTCGGACACAAGGTCTGGGTCAGCCGCTTGGTCGGGCGAGCCGAGGTTCTGTTTGATACGGATAAATCCGTCGTAGCGGTCACTGGTCGAGCCATCGGGCAAGGTGATTTGCGTCACATTGCCGTTGGTGTCCAATCCTGTGACCTTGGCGTCATTGATGTAGATTTCGTCGAAATCTTCAATTTCGTGACCCGTGTAGGCCACGACCTGATGAAGAAACTTGTTGTTGTTTCCGGTTGTCCCGTTGAATACCACAACACCGCCGACCCGAGCGCGTCCATAGATAATCTGGTGGTCCAGCGCAGAGCCACGTTGAGTAACAGTATATCCCCTGGCTCCACCAAGACTAGGTTTCGGCGTGAGCGCGCGCATGGCTGCGCCGAGCAGGAATTGAGCACCCAAGCCGAGCGCAAATGCGCCAACGCCAGAAGTGAAAAACGCCCCGAGAGCGAATGTCTTCGCAATCCCAGCGCCAAAAGATACAATAGAAGAAACAACGACCATCAGAGGGCCTTTTCGTATTTGGTTTCGACCTCATAATACCCCATACGCTCAAGGAACGCACCTATGGGGTTCTTGGCCGAGGACGAAGCCATGATACGGTAAACGCCGTCTTCACGAACGCAGGTCTCAACGAAATCGAACAGTTTACGTCCCGTTTTTCCACGATAGGGTTTGGCGACATAAACAGAATCCAGAAGCGCGACCGGGCTGCCTTTCGTGGTCAGCGGAGACATGATGATGACAACGATATAGCCTACGAGTTCTTCGCCTTTACGCGCCGTGAAGAACTTGAGGTAGCCCGCTTCTTCCAGCGCGAAATACTGCTCCCAATCTATGCACAGACTTTCAGTCGGGTGGCCGGACTCCTGCCATTCGAGTTCCGCAAGTGGCGCAACTTCGGCTTCGCACATGCTCAGGAACTCTTGCTGGTAGGTAATCATTCCACCTTGCGACCCCAGACAATCTCCTTGTCCTGCAGGCCTTCCACGAAATCCAGGCCCCTGTCGTTCGGATACACTGATTTTTGATAGCCACTACTGAACCGGCGCACACGGGCGCGCTCAAGGTCAATCAACTTGTTCTCCACCTTCATTTCGATGGTGGCGAACTCCGCGCCCTCATCAATGTTCATCTCGTCCATGTAGCCGGTGAACAGTTGCGTGAGGCCGGAATAGGTGTTGCCGCTCACCACGCCAAAGTAGATAGTGCAGACACGTCCCTGATACGGTTCCTGAAGTGCAAGGCTCAGGAGTTCGGACGGGATACCCGTCATGGTGAGCGTAGCCCCACGCACGGCCATTTCAGCGGTTTCCTCAACCGACGACACATTCAGAAGTGTGCCTGTGCCGGTGTATGTGTTACCGTCAATGGTCGCTTCACCAACACCCGTCCACGCCCGGATGGGTCCGCTGTCGAAGTCGAACTGCACAGCGAAGAACGGCTGGATGACATCATCATCCAGCGCATTCAACAACGTGGTGGTCAGGTCACGGGTTGCCATTAGACCAAGACCTCCACGGCTTCAAAACTGATGCCATATGCGCTGCTGTTGTTGATAGACCACGATGACAGATTTGACGAGAGGCGGAACAGACCTTTGGGCGCGTTGAAAGTCACGGTCGCGTCTGTGTAGTCATCTCGAAGTCCAGGCCAAATCTCAAGCGTTCCGTTTCCTGTTTGGTCCACCAATACTTGATGTAGTTTCGCAGTCGCGCCTGAGCCGAGTTGGATATAATCCCCTGCCAAGAGAGAACCTGTCATCGTTACGGTGACGCTTTCATCACCGGCAGAGCCGGTCAAGGTGCAGGCCGACACGTCACCCCTCGGCGTCGCATAATCAGGGTCGCCCAGCAGGAACGTCCCCTGCTGGCCCTTGAGCGCCGTCAGGAACGCCTTCCACGGGGCGGCTAGGTCACGACGGATGTTGGACGCCACAGTGACAGACGCCTCCCACCGCTGACCTTGGTGCGCCACAATTTGCTGCCGGAATGTGAACGGCGATTGGCTGGTTGCCACAGCATTGACGGCACGGAGTTCGATGGACTCAATGCCGATAGAGGTGGGTAAGGATAAAGGATAGGAAATGGTCATCCGAAGGCGTTCCTCATCTGCCCGCCACGGCGGCGTTGGTCAACAATCTGCTTCTGGGTCAAGGCAGCGATTTTCGGTGCCTCGGAGGCGATGATGCGCTTTACGCTCTCGTCGCCGTTGGCAGAGAAGTTGAACGATTGATTGATTGTAACATTACCCGCTCCACCCTCAGCCACGACGCCCAACTTACCGTCCCGCCCGCGATTGAGCGGCATGATGGCTTCAGGTCCAGCCTCGCCCATGAGTCCGGTCTGGTTGCCACGCATCGGGAACATGGTGGGCGAGTTGACCACTCCGCCATTGGCCAACGGGATGACGTTGCCGCCGTGGACGGCGGCGTGGCCACTGGACCCACCCGAAAGCCCACCAAGGAAACCCCAGCCCCCGCCAAGGCCACCGAACAGGCTGTCAATCATCGGACGAATGACAAGCATCCTGATGGCCTCGGCCAAGATTTGACGCGCCATGTCGCGGAAGGCGTCGGACGCAGAGGCCGAGCCATCGATGATGGACATGAAGGCATCTTCCATTGCGGACTGTGCCTTTTTGCTCACCTGCTCAAGCGCGGACTGGTAGTCGTATGCGCCGGTCGCCGCTTGTCCGTAGGCGTCCTGTGCTTCGCGCAGAAGTTCGTTGTAACGCTGTTGCGTGATGAGGCCGTTTTCGAGGGCGCTGTCGAGAAGGCTGACCTCCTGCTCGAACAGGGCGGTTTGTCGTTGCGCTTCTTCAATGGCTGATTGGAGTTCACGAATGCCTGCGATGCGAGACTGAAAGGCGTCGTCCGCTGCGCCTGCGCCGGTTCTGCCACCGCCGGAGCCGGAGCCGGAGCCGGTTCTTGAGTGCACGTCACCAAGCCGCTGTTGGGCGAGTTCGCGCTGAAGGACTACTTGACGCCTAACCTCAACTTGTCGTTCAACATCTTGAACGGCGGCATCGCGCGGGTCGCGCTCAAGCGTCGGAAACTCTTCAAAAAGCTGCTCTCTTAGGGTTACGGCAGCGCCTTCCGCCCTTGCTTCAGCTATGGATGATCCACCTTCAAGAGCGGCAATTTCAGCCTCAATACCAGCCGTTGAAATACCAATACCGGCAGATTCGGAACGCGCCCTTGCCATAGCATTCGCAAAGGCATTGGCCTGTGCGACAGCACTGTTAAGTGCCGGTCCAATCCGAGACGATGCGTCTGCGGTGTCATCAGCGGAGTTGGCTGCGTCTCTCAGCGCCCCCTCAAGTTCTTGCGCCTCACGCACAAGCGCGAGCATTTGAGAAATCTGCTCGCCAGTGGCTCCTTCAAGCATCATTTCAGTCACAAGGCGAGCTTGCGCCTGTCGGTTCAATTCTGTCTGAACCTCAACGGAATCTTCGCCATACCGCAACGTGATTCGCATAACGCGGATTTCGTTCTCTAGGTCCTGCCTGCGTCCAGCGACGCGCTGGTTTCGCTCGGTGATCTGCTGCGAGATACGCTTCTCAAGATCAAGCTGCGCGGCAAGGCGCTCTGCGGTGCCGTCCTGACTTGCTATATACTCATTCATAATCCTTACGGCTTCATCTTGGTTGATGAGTTGGAGCCGGACTGCTTCGTTCAGTTGCTCTTGCGCACTATTTATCCTGACTTGCAATGCGTGTTGCTCATCGTAGCTACCAATGATTGCGTCAAGGTTGCTTTGGGTTTCAGCAGCCTTCATGGCATCGATGCGCTCTTGATCAAGTTTAATCAATCGCTCAATCTCTTCTCGTTCTGCGATCAAGGCGTCAAGTATGTCTCGGTGATACGCGACGGATTCAGGATCCGCCTGATTTATCTGCGCTTGCAGCCTAACTATTTCCCGATCGATTTCAAGGACACGTTGCCTGGCAACCGCTTGCGCGCTTGTGTCTACGCCCAACTGAATCCTGGCTGCTTCAATGCCAGCCTCTCTTGCGTTCTCTCTCAACTCTCTTAGCGCATCAGACAGCCCTTCAACATTGCTTCTAAATCCACCCGATGCGTCGCGTGCACGGTAAAGGACAATGACAGCCGCAGCGAGCGCCGCCGTCATTGCTGCGATAATCGGATGCGCCGATATAATGACCATCAATCTCGTCATCGCCACTCTCAACGCTGTGACGGCTGACGTTGCCACCAACGCTGCGCCCCCCGTTGTGGTAAAGATCAACCCGATTGAGGTCATAATCGTTCCCATAGTCCTTGTTGCGGCCACAAACTTCACAACCGCCGCCACGGCAGCCACCCCAAGTATTGTTACAAACACATCAAGGTTTTGCACTATAGTTGACAGGACGTTCAAGATAACACTGCCGACCTCACCAAACGCTGAAGCCAGACCTCTCACTGCGCCCTCAAGGAAACCGAACTTTTCGTATATAGAATCAATCTGAACGTTGGTCCGCATCATCGCTGCGCCAAGGGCGGTGAAAAGCGGAATGGTAATACCCAAGACGGAGCCGATAAGAATCCACTTTCCGCCAAGCAACGTCAATGTGCCCGCAACCTGCGTTGCCTGTTGGCCGAACGCCACAAACGCATTGGTCCCGCCTTGAACCTGAACGATGAAGTCACCGACTTGGTAGCCGGTTTGCTGCATAATCAAGCCAGAGCGGTTTACGCCGCGTGTGGAGCGGTTTTGCGCTATGGATAGCGCCTCATGCGCCGCACGGAGTTGCCGCAAAGACGCAATGGCCTCCCCTGCCGTAATAACTCCAGCGCGTTGTGCCGCCCGGAGCGTCTGAACGCCTTGCGACAGCCTTTGTTGAGCAGCGATTGTGGGATTAAGCGACGCCATAAGCTGATTGTAGGATTGGGTCGCCCTTTGCGTCGCAGCCGTCTTTGCCGCTTCCGCAGCAGCCGCTTGTTGCGTTGCCTGCGCCGCCCTGATCTCGGCCAAGGCCTTCTGTGTGTTTAGCGCGCCATTGGCGGTGAGATAGCCATTGGTCCGTGCCAAGGCGCGGGCAATTTCGAGTTTTGCCTGCGCCATGTTGCGCGAACCCACAGCGCCGCTCGTTTGAAGGCGTTGCAGTTCCTCCATGCGGCTTACTGCTTGGTTCACCGCCTGAGACTGTCGAAGGACGCTACCTTCGAGGTTGCGTTGAGCGCGGGCGTGTTCCTCGGCAGATTGAGCGGCGCGTCTGTCTGCTTCGGCTTTACGTTGCGCGGCTGTCGCAGACGAAAGCGCCGCCCGCGCCTCGGCCTCTGTCATTCCGGTCAGAGTGGCAAGTTGACGAGCGAGTGCGGTATTGGCGCTGCGCAATTCGTTTGCGCTGACTGCGCCACGCTGCTGCGCTGCCCCCAGGCTTTTCCACTCACCCTCGATACTAGATACCTTGCGGGCAACCTCACCGACGCTAGAACCGACCCGCTTGTTGGCTTCGGCAAAAGCGTTCAGTGCCTTCCTGGCCTCGCGCTCACCAGAAACCCGGAGTTCAATCGTCACCTGATTGATTGAAGCCATCAGCCTTCACTCCCGTTCATCGCAGCAACCCACGCCATATCGAGCGCCTTTATCGTAGCAACTTCCCACGATGATAGCACAATTCCGGTGAGGTTACACCATGCCGCGATGTCGGACCATGTAAGCGGATTTCCGCCCGACATGCCATAAGAACGCCCCTTGTGCAAATCAAGGAACGCCTCCCACACATGGCTCACAATGTCGGGAAAGTCAGGGCCAATGAGTTCCGGCGGCGTCTTGCCGGTCATCTTC